TCATAAACCGAAGGTCCATGATGAGACAGCGAAGCTCCTCCATATGTACCAACAGTTATACCATTTGGATCAAATGCAGAGGTAGTTGTTATCTCACGAATATATCTATCATGATCTCGGTAATTATTGTATCTTATATATAACTTGCTACCATCTGCATTAAATTTAACACTTTCAATGCCAGGATAATAATGCGACCAGCCATGATTCGCAGATACAGTAGATGTAACTGTTGCCACATCATACGGAGTTGATACGCTATGAACATAAACAATGTAACCATTAGTAGTAACAAATTTATTGCCGTTATCAATAAATCCATTGAAACCTAAACCACCCATTGTAGTATCAAATGTTTTCTTCATTGGTACTAGTGACGTAGTAATATCGCCAATCCATGCTGGCCCAGGTGTTGGAGATAATACTGTTGCTAAATCTCCATTGATACTATAAGTCACAACGCGTTGAGTGCCCGAAATCTGTACATTAAGTCTACTGCAGTCATTAGTAATAAATGCCTTTACAGCACCTGATATAGCATCTGTTTTTATACCATTATAGGTAGCAGTTGACATGAAAAATGCAGTTGCCATATCTATCTGATAAACTCTGTCATCAGTAGTTCCTAAGACAAACATTTTTGTACCATCATCTGACATCTGAATTGTTCTTGGTGATGAATCAACTACAGCAGCATTAAATATAATACCGGTATCATATTTTGTGGCAACACTCCAGGGTGTAGTCAATCCATATTGATATATCTGGTTGTCTGTATATAGTACATACATTGTATTTCCATCATATGAGAAATCAAAATCATATATTCCAGTACTTTTAAGATTGTATGTACCAACAGTTATACCATTTGGATCAAATGCAGAGTTAGTTGTTATCTCACGAATAGATCTATCATGGTCTCGGTAATTATTGTATCTTATATATAACTTGCTACCATCTGCATTAAATTTAACACTTTCAATGCCAGGATAATAATACGACCAGCCATGATTCGCAGATATAGTAGATGTAACTGTTGTCACATCGTATGGAGTTGATACACTATGAACATAAACAATGTAACCATTAGTAGTAACAAATTTATTGCCGTTATCAATAAATCCATTGAAACCTAAACCACCCAATGTAGTGCTATCAAATGTTTTCTTCATTGGTACTAGTGACGTAGTAATATCACCAGTCCATGCTGACCCAGGTGTGTGGATAGTATATGGAATATTGTTAGCATCAAAATAGAATGTTCTGTATGTATCATTAGAATTATCTCTAACTATTACATTTGTGCCATCATTCGTAGTAAAACTTAATGTATAATTACTATTATCAAATCGTGCACTTATATCATACGCAATAGTAGTTATATCTTTTGGAGTTGTCATAACATATCGATTCAGTTTTTTAGTTGCATCGGAATCGTGAACATATATTGTTGTATCATTTGTTGTTAATTGTAACGAAGTAGCAACTATTGTTTCAGATGATATATCAAATGTTCCGTTAGTCGCAAGACTTGCAGAAGTTATATCCCACGGTGTACTCAAATCAAACTGTTGTATTTCAGTTGCATACAACATATATACTCTTGTACCGTCTGAACTAACTGAAAAATCAATTATACCAGCAGTACAAGTATATGAACTTGTATATGTTGCAGTACTAATATCAGCAGGTGTGGATAGTGCATATTGTTCAATTATATTTGATGTACCTTTTAAAACATACATTTCTGTTTCAGTTGAAGATAGAAAAACTGATATACTACCAGCACCCGCACTAAATGTGCTACTGACTTGCCATTTGCCCAAATTAGCATCAGAATCTAATATGAAAGAACGTAATGTCGATCCATCTGATGCAACCAGCAATGTTTCAGCATCATTAACATAAAAATTGTTAGCAGATGTTGATGCTACACTTGATACCCACGGCGCGGTATGAAGATTCAACACTGCGGCGCCTTGCCCGGGAGGAGAGTCATATTCTACAATAGTAGTGCCAGTACTACCATATAATCTTGAGCCATCATACGACATTGTTACATAATCAACCGCCGATGATAGTGTAATCGTTTTATTAAACACCGCGGTTGACAAATCATATGCAGTACTCATTGAATATTCAAACAATCGGGTTGTAGTGCTGCCTTTTAGATACAATTTTAATCCATCTGAACTTAACATTAGTGAACGCGGGTCTCCTGTTTGGGGACTGATTGATAAACTAACACCTGTCCAATATGCAGTTGTTATATCAAATGGAGTTGTAAGAACAAGTTCTATAATCTGATCCCTTTCAGTACCAGTAATATATACTTTCTTACCATCATGTGTCATCACCAGGTCTATTCCGGATGTGATGTTTGATGATATACGATAGTTTCCTGTGTTGGTTACACTTGATAGATCCCAAGGAGTAGCCATCGACCACTCATATATCAAATCATCGTCATAATCAATAGTATAAAATTTACTGCCATCACTGGCGACTTCAAGTGCATTACTGCCATCACTGCTCTGCGTATAATACACATCAAATTGCGTGTTATATGTTGCAGTTGTAGTATCAAATGGAGTGGATAGTGTATATTCATATACATATCGTGATGAAACCATTTGAAACATCTTAGTTCCATCTGAACTGATGGCTAGATTTTGAATACTAGAAGAAAATCCTGTTCCAATTACACCGGTCGTGTCTACTGTTGCTGGATTAAAAGCCCAAGTAGTTCCAGATGGGGTAATAGTGACAGGTACATGCGCTGTTCCATCTGTTTTAAATTGTTTTAAGTAGTTACCATAACCTCCGTAGATATATTTGCCATCATGTGACATACTCATATAATCAATTGATGGTATAATTATAGTACTAGAATAACTTGCTGAATTTAAATCATATGCAGTACTCATTGAATATTCAAACAATTGAGTTGTAGTGCTGCCTTTTAGATACAACTTTGATCCATCTGAACTTAACATTAGTGAACGTGGGTCTCCTGTTTGGGGACTGATTGATAAACTAACACCTGTCCAATATGCAGTTGTTATATCAAACGGAGTTGCAAGAACAAGTTCTATAATCTTATCACTTTCAGTACCAGTAATATATACTTTCTTACCATCAGGTGTCATCACCAGGTCTATTCCGGATGTGATGTGTGATGATATACGATAGTTTCCTGTGTTGGACACACTTGATAGATCCCAAGGAGTAGCCATCGACCACTCATATATCAAATCATCGTCATAATCAATAGTATAAAATTTACTGCCATCACTGGCGACTTCAAGTGCATTACTATAATCGCTGCCCTGCCCATAATACACATCATACTGTTGTATATATGTTGCAGTTGAAGCATCAAATGGAGTGGATAGTGTATGTTCATATACATATCGGTTGGCCACTAGAACAAACATCTTAGTTCCATCAACTGAGATATTTGAATTTTGTATAGTCGAATTAATTGATATAGTTTTATAGTCATCGATAATGCTTGTTTTATCAAAAGCCCAAGTAGTTCCAGATGGGGTAATAGTGACAGGCACGTGCGCTGTTCCGTCTGTTTTAAATTGTTTTAAGTAGTTACCATAACCTCCGTAGATATATTTGCCATCATGCGACATTGTTACAAAATCAATTGATGGTATAATTATAGTACTAGAATATACTGCGGTTGACAAATCATATGCAGTACTCATTGAATATTCAAACAATTGAGTTGTAGTGCTGCCTTTTAGATACAACTTTGATCCATCTGAATTTAATATTAGTGAACGTGGGTCTCCTGTTTGGGGACTGATTGATAAACTAGCACCTGTCCAATATGCAGTTGTTATATCAAACGGAGTTGTAAGAACAAGTTCTATAATCTTATCACTTTCAGTACCAGTAACATATACTTTCTTACCGTCAGGTGTCATCACCAGGTCTATTCCGGATGTGATGTGTGATGATATACGATAGGTTCCTGTATTGGTCGTACTTGATAGATCCCAAGGAGTAGTCATCGACCACTCATATATCAAATCATCGTCATAATCAATAGTATAAAATTTACTGCCATCACTGGCGACTTCAAGTGCATTACTATAATCGCTGCCCTGCCCATAATACACATCAAAATTTCGTATATATGTTGCAGTTGAAACATCAAATGGAGTGGATAGTGTATGTTCATATACATATCGGTAGCCTACTAGAACAAACATCTTAGTTCCATCAACTGAAATATTTGAATTTTGTATAGTCGAATTAATTGATATAGTTTTATAGTCATCGATAATGCTTGTTTTATCAAAAGCCCAAGCAGTTCCAGATGAGGTAATAGTGACAGGCACGTGCGCTGTTCCGTCTGTTTTAAATTGTTTTAAGTAGTTCCCATAACCGCCATAGATATATTTGCCATCATGCGACATACTCATATAATCAATTGGTGGTGCAATTATAGTACTAGAATATACTGCGGTTGACAAATCATATGCAGTACTCATTGAATATTCAAACAATTGAGTTGTAGTGCTGCCTTTTAGATACAACTTTGATCCATCTGAACTTAATATTAGTGAACGTGGCTCTCCTGTTTGACTACTGATTGATAAACTAACACCTGTCCAATACGCAGTTGTTATATCAAATGGAGTTGTAAGAACAAGTTCTATAATCTTATCACTTTCATTACCAGTAATATATACTTTCTTACCATCAGGTGTCATCACCAGGTCTAGCGCATTTGTGATGTGTGATGTTATACGATAGGTTCCTGTGTTGGTCGTACTTGATAGATTCCAAGGAGTAGTCATCGACCACTCATATATCAAATCATCGTCATAATCAATAGTATAAAATTTACTGCCATCACTGGCGACTTCAAGTGCATAACTATAATCACTGCCCTGCGTAGGATAAACATCAAAATTTCGTATATATGTTGCTGTTGAAGTATCAAATGGAGTGGATAGTGTATACTCATATACATATCGGTAGCCTACTAGAACAAACATCTTAGTTCCATCAACTGAGATGTTTGAATTTTGTATAGTCGAATTAATTGATATAGTTTTATAGTCATCGATAATGCTTGTTTTATCAAAAGCCCAAGCAGTTCCAGATGGGGTAATAGTGACAGGTACATGCGCTGTTCCATCTGTTTTAAATTGTTTTAAGTAGTTACCATAACCACCATAGATATATTTGCCATCGTGTGACATACTCATATAATCAATTGATGGTATAATTATAGTACTAGAATAACTTGCTGAATTTAAATCATATGCAGTACTCATTGAATATTCAAACAATTGAGTTGCAGTGCTGCCTTTTAGATACAACTTTGATCCATCTGAACTTAATATTAGTGAACGTGGTTCTCCTGTTTGACTACTGATTGATAAACTAACACCTGTCCAATATGCAGTTGTTATATCAAATGGAGTTACAAGAACAAGTTCTATAATCTTATCACTTGAATTACCAGTAATATATACTTTCTTACCATCATGTGTCATCACCAGGTCTAGCGCATTTGGGATGTGCGATGTTATACGATAGGTTCCTGTGCTGGATACACTTGATAGATCCCAAGGAGTAGCCATTGACCACTGATATATCAAATCATCGTCATAATCAATAGTATAAAATTTACTGCCATCACTGGCGACTTCAAGTGCATAACTATAATCACTGCCCTGCGTAGGATAAACATCAAAATTTCGTATATATGTTGCTGTTGAAGTATCAAATGGAGTGGATAGTGTATACTCATATACATATCGATGGCCTACTAGAACAAACATCTTAGTTCCATCAACTGAGATGTTTGAATTTTGTATAGTCGAATTAATTGATATAGTTTTATAGTCATCGATGATGCTTGTTTTATCAAAAGCCCAAGCAGTTCCAGATGAGGTAATAGTGACAGACGATAATTCTGTGCCATCTGCTTGATACTGATATGTATCAGTGCCATTAGATCCATATATATATTTGCCATTTCTTGAAATGGTTACATAATTAAACGATCTACCAAAAGATGGTGATTCACCTGGATTGTTTATATCAGCGGTTGCTATTGCAAATGGAGTTGCCAGTGTGTACTCAAACAATGTGCCGTTAAATTCAAATACATACATTTTTGTTCCATCACTAGAATATGTACATGATCTAGGATTGACACATTGTAATCCAACATATGTTCTTGCACCAGTCCAATATGAAGTTGAAATGTCCCAAGGTACTGAGCATACAAATTCATATACACGGTCAGTGTTAATTCCAGTCATGATAAATTTTTTGCCATCTGGAGAAAAAGATATTCCGGTTGGTGTAATCTCAAGGTGCGTAATATTTATATATTTTCTTGTACCAGCAGTTGTAATATCGTACGGTGTTGACATTGTTAACTGTTCAATCTGGTCATGCGCGTCATTTATTAGATATATATGTTCACCATTTGCGGAGATTTCAATGAAAGATGTTTCGTCACTTGAAATGAGACCATAATAATATGATTCATTTACGTAACTAGCGGTTGAAATATCATACGCCGTGGATAAATTATATTCCCGAATGTAGCGATTTGTAGGCACATACATTTTTGTTCCATCTTCTGATAATGTTAGTTGTCTTGAAGAACTGAGACTAAAAGTTTTTGAATTGAATGTCACTTCATTAATATCAAGATTCCACGATAAAGAAGATGCGGTTGGTGCTACTACATCATCAGTGTTTTGTGTTAAGCTATACTGTACTACAACACTACCTTCAGAAGCATATAGTTTTGAACCATCAGGTGACAATGTTGCATGTGATGCACCTTGAATCCAGGTAGAAACATTATTATATGACGCAGTTGATATATTATATGGGGTTGACATATCAAATTCGAACAATTCATCAAAAGTTGAATCAAATACATACATTTTAGCGCCGTCTGCGCTAATCGCAATACTTTGTGCAGTTGTGATTCCTGCTGCAGTATTAAGATTAAATTGAATATCATCATAAACAACAGTTGTGATATCATATGGAGTACTTAATGAATACTGATGCACTTCATCAGTGGTACCACCTGTAGTCCATATCTTTGTACCCGATGTATTCATCTCCATAGATAAAGTTTTATTTTCTTCTGCTAGTAAGTTAATACTTTTATTTGGATTTGAAATTGTAGTAATATCATATGGCGTTGCTAGATCAAATTGATATATTATTCCACTACTTGTGCTGGCTAGATAAAGATGTTCTCCATTTCCAGAGATTTCAATCATGTGAGATTCATCACTGGTTAGTGGCGTGTAATAGTAATAAGTACCTAGTAGTACTGCAGTGGACAAATCATTGGCAATAGAAAGATCATATGCATAAACATAACGGTTATCAACTACATATACTTTATCACCATCATTACTCAGAGACATATTACGCACAGATGGCATATATAAAGTTTTGTAATCTTTATTTGTTTTATTCAGTTTTGCTTGCCACGCTGCTGTTACTAAACTAGTAGTATCGGTTAATTGCGACAAGTCTGTGGGAATATCGGATAATCTTGCAATCGCAATTCCTGAGACAGTTGTTCCATCATGTACAACGAGTCTATTGGCTGTAGTATTAAATGTAACTTCCCCTTTTTCGCCAGTGAAAGTTGAATGTTCTGCAGTAGTACCACGTCTAAACTGAACTGTATATGCCATTATTTGTATCTCCAATGATTCTTTTATATTATGATTAACACTATAAGTGTTATAAATTACTAATTACTTCCTATTATTTATCAGTTATGACAAACGAAAAAAACTGCGAGTATATACTCGCAGTTCAATTTATACAATATAATTTGTATAATAAAATATTCAATTTCATTATAACACTATATTTCTTCCATCTGGTAAAATTCTTTGGCCCATTGATATTCCATGTGTCTGACAATAATACCACAATGGAAATTTAGCAGGAGTAGGATATGTAATTGTTACTTTTGCATCAGTACTTCCCGGTGTTCCGGTAGCAACAACTCCTGAAGTGAATGATGTCTGGCCAGAATTGTCAGTAAATCTAAATGTATGCCCAGCGTTTGACTCTTCACTTACATCAAATATATATACTGTTCCTGGAGTCATATATACTTTAGGATTTGAAGTGAACTCAGTTTCTCCGGCTGTTACATTCTTTAAGAAAAATGTAGGAGCATTTGTTCTTGAAGTTCTTCTGTATCCTCTGCCGGGGGCAACTTGTACTGCATAGTTAACAACAGGCGCTGATACTGTAGTAACAATTGTTGTTCCTTGTTTCACAAATGTATGGTCACCAAGCTTTGCATCATTATCGGTGAACTGATTTACATCGGTTTTTATATCGCTATGTGCGGCAATGTAATGTCCTCCTGGCGTCACTCCATCGTGTACTACCAATCTTTTAAGATCAGTATCTACTGTTATTTCACCTTCTGCACCAACAAATGTTTTATGCTCAACAGTTGTACCTCGGCGTAATTTAACTCTATATGCTGGCATATATAATCTCCAATGTTTATTTTTACTTTATGAATTACCGCCTCGGGCTCTTGCAAATGTACGATTTTCTCTACGGCGTTGTGTCCAAGATTTAGTATTACTTGTACTAACCTCAACTTTGATATCACCAAAATCATGGTCTTCAATTATCTGATTATCAGTTATAGAACCCATTGCAACGCTTTTTCCAACTGCAGATTGACCACCGCCATTTTCATTCTTGCGCCATCCTGTCCCCGCATCGGCGACATCGGTCACTGCATCTGCTACACTGCCGCGATCTAAATAAGATGTTAAGTCAACTGATTTTTTTACTACAACATTTTTCATTTGCGTGATCATTGTAGGTGGTAATCTTAAACCTCTATACGTTGCCATTCTATATTCTCCAAACTATCATTTAAATAGCCATTTTTTATTTTAAAAAGGCTCTTCATAAGTATTTATCGTTTTTATAATTATAAAAAATACACATTTTAATTATCTGTAGTATCTTGGTTCCTTTGGTCTTTCTGTGCCTGGAGTACTTTTAAATTTTGCAGGTCCAGTCTTATCTGTGAAGGGGTAAGGCCCAACATAAATACCTTTCGGATCATTGCCACCTTTTGTATCTTTCGATGTATTTTTGCTTGGTTTAGTATTTTTGACTGGCCATTTTATAATTTCAGATTCTTCTAAGTCAAAGTCTGCTATTAAAGCTTCATAAATTTCGTCTTCATTTACTGAATACTCAAGTGGATTATCACCATTGCTTGGCTGAATAGATTTCTTTTGTCTAGAAATAGAATTAGCAGTCTTTTTAGAAAAATCATCTAAATCAAGTTCATCATTTGCAGGTGTCGCTCTATATTCTGCTTCTGCATTTAATGCTTCAATATCATCATCACATCCACAAGGACCATCGCATCCGCATCCACATCCAACTGGTGTAATTTCAACTGTTTTACCAGCAAGTGTTAGCATTCGCATTAGCTCTTCAGGATGCTCAGTACTTACATTTGTTGTAGTAACAGCTTTGCCGTTATTATCAGTTACTGTTAAGTTATAATGTTTGCTCATTCTTCATCTCCTGATATAACAGATTCACTTGATTTTTCATCTGTGTTCATTTGATCTGGTGCTGCATCTTTTTTAGGATCAATACTTAGTTCATTCTCGACGGTTACTTCATCTCTTTTACTAAGAGAGTTTAAGAAATTATCAATAAATTTTCTACCGTAATTTTCGCCATTATCAGATTCATCGCCATATTCTGGAGTATCTAGCAATGCTTTTTTATCACCATCTTCTTCAACTTCTTCGATTGGTTCCCATCCTTCGGGATGAACAGCGATATGTGAAATATTCATTTCCAATAGGTCTGATAACTGAACTCGTAAGATATCTGCAGATACAGGATACCCAGTTTTAATTTCTATCTTTGAAACTTTTGTGTTGTTTACACCATCAGAAAAGAACAATGGATTTTTGGTAATAGGTGTAGTTGATGTACGCGATATAGAAATCAAGTCATACTTACCCAGAAAACGTTCAATACGATTGACATCTTCTTCATTCAATTCTGCTGCAAATCTCAAGGTTAAACAACATTCCCTTGTAGACTCTGTTAAATATTCTCTAAAACTTTTCATTGGTCTCTCCAATTTATACTCTTATTTATCAACATTTGAAGAATCTTTAACATTTGATATTCTTCTTAATAATTCATTTCTATCTATAACAACTGATCCGGAACCGTCGATTTCGTTAACATCTGACTTTTTCTCTTGTTTATCAATTTGGTGTTCAAGTTTTGCTTTCTGCATCTGTAGATTGATCATCTTTAATTTTCTATCAACTTTACTATCTTTTGCTTCCATCGCAGTCTTCAACATAGAGTTTGCAGTTTCCATAAGTTTAGCGCCTGCGTGTACTTCAACATTCATGCCCAACTGAAACAACTCTTCAAATGCATTAAGTGCTTTTATATGAATTTCATCCATTTCTCTATCGTGTTGATTTAAATCTTGTACCATAGGAAGTGCTGCATCAATCTTATCAGTTGTTTCAATTGCAGAATTCAGCATAGCAGTAAGTTCGGTGGATTGTTCAATTGCCGTCTCAGGTTCAATCACGCTATTAGTCGGTTCTTCTTCTATCTGTGGCGCCAAGTTAAATGTTTCTTCTAACTTTTTTGTCATTTTATTATCCTATTATTTCTTTTTAGGTTTACGTGCGTTAGGTTTCTTGGTGTTTTGATATATGTCACCTTCATTCAATACTCTAAACTTCATACCCCTTTTTTTAGCCCAGGATGTTGCGGCTTCCCATTTTGCATAATTTATTGCAACTTGTGCTTGGTCACCCCTACCCTTTGCAAACTCTAGTTTTGTTTGCGACGATGGTTTTATTTCTACAAGTTCGGCATGCTTTTTTCCGCTTGCATCTATATATGTTATAACAAAATCAGGAACATATCCTGTAACTTTTCCGGTAAGTGGGTTCTGATATGTTATTTTTACAGGTTCACTGGCCCAAGCAACAATGTTTGGATTTTCATCACAAAAATTCATAAATGTATGTTCCCAACTACTTCTAAAAGTAGGAGTCTTTCCGCCAGCATATTTCTGGGCGTTTTTAATCGGATACTTACCTTGATGAAATTTAGTCATTTAATAATCGCTCTTGCAATATATTTATTCGGTTTTTTTTCTGACATTTTACCAGTAACATACCCATATCGCAAAGCGTTATTAATAATGAATGATCCTAGATCATTGAGTTTAAAATCAGTTGATACTTGATCAACTAGATACGAAGCATCAACTCCATATTGTTTGGCGGTTGTTAATATTTGATTGGCAAAAACTTTAGCACGTTCAACCGAAAATCCTTTTTTTACAAGTTTAGCAACAAGAACATCAATATTCATCTAATGCCTCCTGTTTTATTTCTTAAATTTGTTATATTATTTTGAGTGGCTGAACGAGACTTAGAATCAAATTGAATTCCAGGTGCACGCAAATCTTTATCTGAGAAATCTGAACTTGGCGTAGAAAATGTCGGCGAGGTTGATACAACGGTAGTACGTGGTCCTGTTGTATTATTTCCAAGCCTAGTAGATTTTAATAATGCATCTCTTATAAAATCACCACCGACACCGAATTTACTTTGGGAAGTTTCTAGTGCAGTTTGTATTCTACCAATTCCAGTATTACCGCCCAGTATTCCCTGTGCAATCGGGGATGTTATGTTGTCTAAGTTAATTGATCTTCCATTTAAAAACGAAGTTACCAATTCGTTTGATATTAAATTTGCTAGATCGATGCCAGTGAATCTATCAGTGCCGCCATTCGCAAGTCTTGCATCTGGAAAACCAGCAACATTGGGATACAATATATCACTAGAGTACGGATTATCAGGAAATCTATTCCTACTATTTAAAGCATTTTGCATCTCACCGAAATCATCATACTGCTTCAATGAAGATGCTGGCATAGGTATAGCCGATGCAATCTCATCAGCAAATAGCTTTTCTGCTTCTGCTTTTTCTTCTGGTGTTGCATTTTGATTTGATTTTACATATTTTAAAGTACCACTTAATTTTTTAAGTCTACTTAATTGTTCTCTTGCGTTGGTATCAGAAGAAACACCAAAAACTTCATTATTTTCAGCGATTTGATCTAGTCCATTAAGATCATTATCGATCTGTCCTAAGTTTTTACCATCTGCTAATCCAGAAATCATCGAGTCTAATTTTTCATTAGTTCTAATGTTAGAAAGAAGTTTTAATGCATTGTTCACACTGTTACTTGGATCTAAATCTTCTAAAATAAATTCTAGTCCTTGTTTCATCCAGTCTGGAACAACAACATTATTTTGTGGTATTCCAAATATAATATTCTCAGGTTGCAATTGAAGATCAATCGTTCGCAATGATGAATCTGCATAATCACTACCACTAAATGTAATATTGGTTAAAAGAGGATTTATTATTTCTATTTTTTGAATAGAACCATTTGAGGTAGTATCAACTTGCTCTAATTGTTCTCTTCCTCTTGGATCTCTATCTATTCCTTGTCCGAATGATCCAAAGAAATGATATATAACTATTTTTTTAAAACTTCTGTAATATCCTGTGTCTTCAGCATTCGATGGGAGAACACGACCAGAGGTTCTATCTCTAATCGTACTATCCAAAACACCCGCTTCTGTGCCAAGATTGGCATTTTTGAAAAAGTTACTGTAAAGTTCATTCGCAACTGTAAATCCACTTCCATCAGTCTTATCATAAAGACTGATGGAAACTTCAGGAAAATTAACGTAAATGGGCAAGTGTACTTTTTTGCCATATTTGTCAACCGTTACTGTTTCAGTTGAAATAGTTATTGGCGAAACTGTTTTGGCAAATGATGACATACCAGATGATAAACCAGTTATAGTATCTATAAATTCTACAAACCACATGTCACCCATTTTTGGAGCAGCAGTAATTGCAGATTGAGAATTTCCTGCAAATCCATATTTGTTAGTTGCTTGATTGCTACCAGCTAATATTGTTTTGTCAGTTCTCTCATTTTGTAGAGACTTGTTCGCCATTTTATATTACCTATTATCCAGATAAACTTGAATCATTAGTGAAGCCAGGGGATGGCATCAAATCGGTATCAGTTAAAACAGCGTTATCATATTGAAGTGTCAAATTGATTGTAACTGCATCTGACACTGAGTAATCACTTTGTGAATAATCTGTGTTTGTTAGGAAACAACCTTCTAGTTGCCACTGCTCAATTGGATTACCATCATTGCCATTTAGTGTTTCAATAAGTGTCGAAAATTTGTAGTTTGTTCCTGCAAGTGGACCAGTTTGATTTCTGTGATCTAGTTGTGATTGTACTTGACGACCAACTAATTTAGTTAGTGAGTTAGCAACATCATCACGTAGTGTGATTGTGATTGGTTCCCAAGTGTGCTTTCCCATCATGTACATACGAGAGTTGTATGAATCAATTGGAATAGACTCGTGTGAGACTTTGGGACGGGTTACATTCATAACTTGTCTTGTGAAGTCTGTTGTATTCTCTGATAGGCCACCAAACCCTGCAACTTGTACTCTAAAACGATAGTTTAATTTAGGCTGTAGAATACCTGTACCTGTTGATGCGCCACTGTCGGTTGGAACACCGAAATTTTGTAATGTTCTTGCCATAATAATATCTCCTGATATAGTTTTGCGTTATACAAGTATTTATCAGTATTTAGTAAAATTAAAGTTGCAGTTAATAAAAAACCCGACATTACTGCCGGGTCTCTTAAAGTTATTGTTTTTAATACTATATTATAATTCTTCACCAGTATTACGAATACGTAGAGGAATATAGATAAATTCAACTGATTTGACTGGCTGAATTGCAATATCTACCCATAATTCATTTCTATCGATACGTGCCGGTGTATTGTTTGATTCATCACAAACTACTAGGAAGTCATATAGACCTCGATTAGTAACTAGACCGCCACAGAAACGCTCAACCGCATCTCGCATGTTGTCACGTGTGATTTTATCATTTTGTTCAAACAAGAAGCCTCTTGATAGTTGATCTAAACTATAACGCATGTGATTAACTAGTCTTGCTACGTTGATACGATCAAGTGCAGATGCAAATGATTGCTGCGTCTTTTGGCCATATACAACTAAGCCTGTGCCCGGCATATCTGCGATTGGATTCATACGGTTTGCATACATTACATCACGCTGACCTTCTGTAAGACGAACCCGAACAAATTCATTTTCATCATTTACATATCCAACTTGTGATGCATTAGTAACAACACCACGTGTTAAACCTGCTGGAGCAAACCAAGGGAAAGATACTTGATCTGAAAAAGCTATAGTACGCAATGCAATTGCTGATGCTGGCATAACAACTTCATTGCCAGATAGATCAGTGGTTAAACCGTGTGGATAATAAACACCTGCGTATGCATCTGTTACTGTATTATTATCTGCCCAGGCTTTAATATCTGTTGCAGTACCTTTTAATGTCATTGGAGTATCACCGATAACAAATGCTATTTCTTTTTTGTCTTTGTTTAGACCAACCATTTCATCTGTTAGTTCTGGATAACCTGGGGCGGCAATCAAATTGAAGTATACTGCTTCTGCACGAATACCTTCGTTTGCTACTAGTGCTGCTGACATTGCTTCAGAAACCATATGACGCTGTGCCGATGAACCAAATTTGCCTGAACCATCTAGATTTACGCCTGATACCCATTCCCATTTTCCATCTACATATTGTTTGACATTATATGTTGTATAATCCATGTTAACCATTAAGATATTTTCTGGAAGTAGTTCTGCATTTGGTGTATTTTCATGTACGTCACGCGCACTTTCATTGCCCAGTGTGTCATACGGTGCGTCCGCTGAGTAGTGACCGAAAATCATACCATTGGATGACGACTGATCAGCATTATCTAGTTTTACCCATTCTAACCCACTATAGCGCCACATTACTGGATAATTTGCTGCATCTGTATCTACCCAAATATCACCAGCAATCAGCGCAGATGATCCATCTTTACGTGCGGTCGGACGTGATGAACGTAATTGTAGTTCATTAGCATATATACCATCATTGTCTTCTGACCAAGCATATTTTACCCATTGCTGTTCGCCACCAACATATTCAACACGTAGTAATTCCATTTTTAAATCAGCATTGTACCATAGTGTATCTGGAGCGATATCGCCTTTTGGTGCTAGTGTACTTGATTCATATGAAAGGTCTTCCCATACTGTTGCTATAAATGTACTCGCTGAAGTGAATCCCATATCGTTTGCACCTGCAGAGAATGACAATGTTAGCATTTTGCCATCAGTTTTGATGAGTCTAATTTTATTTGTGCCAACTTTTTCAATCTTTACATTATTATTATTCAAGTCAGAGTTATTCTGCATTGATGTAATCACAGTATCGATTGATGCGGTTGTGAAAGTAAAGGCCGTTACATTGCCATCCACTGAAACAGTAAATGATGAAGTTATGGATGTAGTATCTGCTATAGAAATTTCACTTTGAATTGAAGTTGTAGTTCCACCAGTATGTCTACGTAATTCTAACACACCTTTTGTTTCATCGCGTCTAGCGTATACGTCACCAAGAGTTATCAATGAATTATTCATTGCAATATCATCGTTAGCGTATGTTGAAACTTGTAATGCTTGGAATGCACCCGATACTGAATTATAATTTGCAAGTTTGATATCTAATCCGCCGCCTTGTTTTGTTAAGCGAACATAAACATCACCTGTGATTGCACTTGCTGGTGCAAAGTTTGCGAATGAGAAATTTGGCGAACCAATATCACCTAGTAGAACCCAACTAGTTGAAATTTTCTTCCAATAGGTCATTTTTATTGTTGACGTAACAACTGCAAAATCACCTGCAGAACCAAATGTATTCACCGGAGCCGCATAACCAGATGAATTCATAGGTTCAACATTACCTGTGCCTGGTTCATCCATTAATACTGATGGTGTGATTGCAACCCAAGATGTGCCATTATATTCAAATAGTCCATAATCTGAAGCAGTTGCTTCATGCCAATATGTGCCATTTACTAAAACACCAGCTGGCTCTTCGGTGCTTGCTTCTAATTCTCCTAGATCAATATCTGCACGAATAATATAAGCATTATTTGAAACACCTAGATATTGATATGCTGCTAGTAGTCCATATTCACTTGTTTCAGAACCCTGTACTACTGAACCGCCTACTTCATAAAACTTTGGTTCTCCAAAAGTTTCTACTAATTCACGTTGTGAAGAAACTAGATATGCAACGCCAGAATTTGCTGGAATTGTGCCTGCTGCTAATGCTGTTCCTGAACCGTCTGTTTTGTTTGATGCTGTTGCTACTACAACTAGCGGTAGGGTACCCTGTGTTGCAGATACGTACTGAGATTCGTCCGTAACCATCACTGATACACCTGGGGATACTAATGTCGCCATTCTGTTTCTCCTTATAAAAACATATATTTGTTTGCTAAGAGTATTTATTAAATATACAGAAAAATGCGTATTTTTGAATTAACTACATAGACAATTGTTTTATAACTATGCTATATAGCGCATTAATTGGTCTAAGTTAAATTTTAATTCTGATAAATCACCATTATTATCAATAGTGTAATCTGCCATCCATTGTTCAAGACTCATAGAGTCTTTAGACTCGGGCGGCAAATACATACTTCTATCAACCCAAATCGCATAATCAAATACACCAGTATTTTTCATAGCAAAGAACTCACGTTTGTTTCTTAATCCACAATATATGTCATATGAATCAAACATTTCTCTACCGAGTGTGGCAGCATCAGGAATATTGTAATCACATATAGCATTATACCATTCTTCACGATGATTATGACGATCTGCGTAACAATCTTCTTCGCACGTGTATCCGTACTTATCTTTTAGGTTATCATAAATGAATAGTTTCGAGCAAAACTGTGAACTACTTTCAAAAGAATAACCATAATCATCGCGTAAAAATTCACATACGGTATCTTTTCCATGTCTGCCGTGACCAATAACTAATAGTTTATGATTACCCATACTATATTCCTCTATGATTCTTTATATAGAGTAATATAACATTGTATTAATATATTGTCAAGTCTAATCGTAACCTAAATGTGCTACATATAAAATATCATCATCATCATCATCAATCTCAGATATTGGGTATAACCATGATGTGCGATTATTCCACACCTTTTCAAAATCATCATTTGAATTTACCATTCGTTCATGGTTTCCCCATAAACGTCTAATATACGACTCGTATACACTACGCATCTCGTTTGTAGAGTATGATCCTGGAAATAAGTGTCCCTTGACTGCAAAAAACACTTCATTCAGTTTTTTAAGTTCATCTAATGTCATAACAAATTTATTTATTGTGATATATTATAGTTATCGCTAACTTGTGATATTTTTCATATTTAAATTGAATGCCTGTTTTAAACACTTATCCAATTATGAATCCTAACGGTGCAGAACCATCTACATATGTCGCAAGTTCTAATTCAAGTTTATCAATTAGGACATCTGCTTCTGCTTTCATTTCCGCACCATTTAGTGTCACGCCGCCTTGTGCTCCAGGCAATGAAGAAAATTTACCACGTGCTTCGCCTAACATACGTTTACAGTATGCGAGTGCATAGTCTCTCAGCCAAGATTTTAAATATGGATCAACCAATAATTGTTCGTCGTTACGTTCAACATGTACGTGAATAAGAACTAATGCATCGGCTCTCATTTTTCTTAATAGTTTTAATTTTTTTGTAACTGGATTCCAAATATACATAATATCAGTTGCTGCTACTTTATTTAAAGTTTCACGATACTGAGTAAAGAAATCAAATGTTGCAACACCACCAATATGGTTATTAAGAAAGAAATATGAATTTGCATATGCTAATTCAAAAGGATCCATGTCAACACCGCCAGAAACTCCATTGCCGAACGAACGGTTCCATATTTGTTTTACTTCTGTGATTTCTTCCGGTAGCGTATACTCCGCTACATCTTCTTTTAATTCTAATGCGTAAAAATCTTCTTCAACTGCATTTTCCGAGCGTTGTCTTATTTTAGAAAGGGCAATATCCAATGCAACATCATAATGCTCTGGATCCAATTCTATATCAATCATTCCATCGCCAAGCAATAGTCTGATTTGTTTAATCACATCATTCTTAATTTTGTTTCTGGTTTCAGGCATAATTTATCTCCGATATACAGTATTTATCAGAAACTAAAAAATCCGTAGTATCACCGTTTGTTCATTAAATCGTCCATTCATTTTTGTCTCAACACTCTTAACTGCACTAAACTCTTTCTGTAGTGATCGCTTTGCAACCTTTTTGAACATAGATACCTGTTCTGTTGGTTTTCGCATAGTTTTTTGAACACTCTTTTTTTCATCAAAGTTAATAAGTGTTGTTCCTTTAAATGACAATGAGTTTTTATCTGCAGGATAATACATACCCAACTTACGTGTCTTTGTATTATATACCATGATTGCCTGTGCATCTAAACAATCCAATGGTTTCTGGCTCACACTCTTAGTTGAAGTATCTTGCTTGCAATACTTCACCTTAGATACGATCTTTTCTTTATTCTGTGGTTTGGCTTTACGAGGAACACGATTTACTTTACTTTCCTGAATGATCATATCACACGCATCTAAAATATTACGATACATTGCCCATGTGTTTTTTATTTGATCTTTTTTAAGATGCTTGAATCCTTCTTTAAGTTGTTCGTAATCTTCTTTTTTTGCATCATTCATACGTTTCGGAGGATTAAGAAGTTCATCATATTCTTCATATTCTGCTTCATAAAATGACTTGATTACTTTAGCATGATTGCCTTTTGCTTCTGCTTTTCTTAGTATTTTAAGTGGATCAAACTGTTTAAGTGTGGAAGATTTGTAATCAAAATAATCTACAAATTTATCAATTTCTTCTGACATTTGAGCCGATTTGTCACGCAATAATTGCTGTATTGATGGGCGTGGAATATCTTTTGCTTTTGCTACTTCTTGCTTTTCAATCTTGACTTGCATACCTTTTTCAATAAGTAATTCTAGTTTTTCCTTAACATAAATATCTGCATCACGCATTACGTTACTGCCCACACCTGGTAATGTTGCTAGATAATCAGAAATACCATCATGATTTATGGGCATACCTTTTACTAGTGCCCTTGCATATGAACACACTGTCATTGGAATCCAAGTATCACCCAGATTTTTAATAGCGGAAATTTGTTCTTTTGTATATTCGTTACGCTTCATCCAATCAATTATCCAAGGCTTTCCGTCTTTAGGTGTAAAGAAATAGTTATAATAAAAAGCAGTCCGGCATCGCTCCTTATAATATTGTTCTGCTGTCATGTCTTCTGCATACAGCCACTCTGGTTCTGGTCCAGTATATTTTTCATCTACAAACTTGGGCGTTCTTGTAGGCTTAGATTTCTTACGTTTTAAAGTTGCTACCATTTCGAATCACTCCTTAACCCTATTTAATATTAGTATATACTTTTATAATGATTTGTCAAGTTTTTTATTAATTTTTAACAAAATCAGTACTACAGTCGAGTTCTTTTACTCTTGGAATAATATCAGACTTGAGTACATTTATTAGTAATGCACTACGAAATTCAGTTGAGTTGTTGGGCATGGTACTGTGTAAAGTTCTGCCATCGTACATCAATACGTCTCCGGGATTTGCAAGTAATTGTTGTCCTTCATTTATTAATCTCTGATTATAATGTTCTCGATTTTCTTCTATATCTTTATAATTTATTCTCTCTAGACTAGAACCAGGCAGATAAGAAGTCCCTCCATTCTCTAACGTGAATTTGTCTAGTGGAATAATAATTTGTACACCAAGAGTTTCATTACTTTCAGCGAATTCAGCAAAACGATATGGAGTATCAATATGGGCATATATTTTATTTGATGATGGGCGAGTTGAAATACAATCAACTACATGTATATCCCATTCTTTGTTATTAAACATTCGGGTTATCGAATCATATAATTGCCAAACAACTGGTTCCCACATTTCTCTAGGCGGTTGGGTTGTCCACCACACATCGTACTCTCGCTCGCCATCATGCTCGCTATAATATATACCATCGATTCCATTGCCACGATGATAACGCTCTGGATTAGTAGCCCACATCTTAAATTGCGCAATAGTCGTAGGGTTGATTACGTTTCGTATTAGTAGTGTTCCATCATATATCATTAAATTCTCCTTGTGTTAGTACTACTATATGATAAATACAATTAGAAGTCAAGGAAAAAATGATGCCAAGATTAAGTTTATGGAACCCACGCAAAGGTAATGACTATAAGTTCATTGACAAAATGGTGAAAGCACATTTTGAACATGGCGGTACAGCATTACTTGTACACAAATATGTAGGATCAGTAGATGAAACTGATCCAAACTATGATCCAGCAAATCCTCCTATACAGGATCTGCTGTTTATGGAAAATCGTGATAGAAAATATGAAACTACAATATTCGAATTACGAGGCACATATACAGTTAGCGACCAAGATTTTGATTTATCACAATTTGGTATGTTCTTAGGAACTGATCAAAGTATATTCCAAGTACATATCAATGACATGGTAGAACGTATAGGGCGTAAATTAATGACAGGCGATGTCATAGAACTTCCGCATATGCGGGAAGATTTATTACTTGATGAAGAAGCAGATGCAGTAAATCAATATTGGGTAGTCCAAGAAGGATCAAAATCATCTGAGGGATTTGATCCAGGTTGGTGGCCACACATTTGGCGTATTCGCTGTAAACAATTACAGGACACACAAGAGTACTCTGATATATTTGGAACTGGCGAAGAAGTAAATGATCTAAAAAACTTATTATCAACGTACAATAAAGAGCTTAACATTAATGAAGCTATAATTCAAGAGGCTCAAGAAAATGTTCCTGGTAAATATTATGATTATAGAAAGAACAATTTGGAATATGCAGTAGAAGGCTCGGCACATCCTAGCGATGTAGATTTTTCAACTGTTGATACAGGAATATCTTTTCCACAATATCCAGATGATAACGCATTTTTTCTAAGAACAGATTATTCACCACAGAGATTATTTCAGTACAGGGATAATAAATGGTACAAAATAGAAGACGACGATGGTTCTTGGCAAGTTGGAAACTATCTACATCATAAATTTATTAATAATGATGGAATAGTTACATTAGATGATGGCACAGAGATCAAATCACGTGTTAATTTGTCCAAAGCAATTAAACCCAGAATAGACTAAGAAAAATAGTATGACAAAAATATTCACTGTAAATCACAAATTACAATATGGATTGGATTAAAAATGGCAGATTTAAGACAACTACACTTTTATGATGAACAAGTAAGACGCTACTTGCTTCAGTTTATTCGTATATTCAGTGGCTTTAATGTCAAAACTGGCAAAAAATTAAATGACGGGACAAGTGATTACTATATCAAGGTGCCAAGTCGATATGGCGATGTATCGCGTATGGCTGCAACTATCATGAAGGGCAATAGTGAAAATATCGTAAATTCTGCACCATTTATTTCTTCATATATCCAAAGTTTGCAACCCGACAGACAAAGATTACAAGAGCCATTTTTTAGTGACACTGTTAAGGTAAATGAAAGACAATGGGATCCTGTAAGTAGTTCCTACAATGATGAACAGGGAAATAGATACAGCGTAGGCAGATTAATGCCAGTCCCATATCTATTAAATATGCAAGTTGATATATGGACATCAAATACAGATCAGAAATTACAACTACTTGAACAAATATTAGTTCTATTTAATCCAGCACTGGAGATCCAACAAAATGACAATCCCGTTGACTGGACTACAATTACTACTGTAGAACTTACTGATATTCAATGGACCAGTAGATCGATTCCATCAGGCATAGAGGATCAAATTGATATTGCTAGTTTATTCTTTCAAATACCAATTTGGATTAATCCCCCTGCGCTTGTTACTAGACAAAATGTTATTAGAAATATCATCCATAATATTTATGAATATAATGAAATCGACACATTGGATTACGATCCAAACGCATTTGAATTCTTTGCTGATTTACAGGCACAAACTAGTGTTGTCGTAACGCCAGGAAACAATGCCATACAAGTCACAAATAATAGTGGCAACGTGACAGTACAATTATTAGAAAATGGAAACTACAAAGATGATACTAATAGTTGGGAAAAAGTAATCTCCAAATATGGATTATTTAATGATGGCATATCACGTATGCGTCTGAAGTATCATGGTATGTTAGAAAATATAGATGAAGATATTATAGGAATTCTATCAGCAACCAGTGATCCAACTGTTCTATCATTGCAAATTGACGTAGATACCTTGCCTGGAAATACAATAAATCCAATAGATAGAGTAATCGATCCATCAAAAACTAGTCCAGGATTTGATGGCTTACCATTTGCTAATTTGGGCCAACGTTACTTATGCTTGAATACAGAATCAGCATTATCACAATGGGGAATCGATATATCCACAAATGATATAATTGAATATAATGGCAATAATTGGGTCGTAAGCATGGATGCAAGTGAAACATCTGATACCCATTATGTAACAAACGTATTCACATCACAACAATTTAAACTTATAAACAATGAATGGGTAGATACGTTTCAAGGATTATATGAAGGTGGGTACTGGAGACTAGAATTATTAAATGACAATGAAGATGATTAAGGCAGCAGGTGCTTGTATTGTAGCAAAAGATACGCAAAGAATTTTATTACAGAATAGATCTCTTAAAAGTTCATATTCAAGAAACTGGGCCTTTTGGGGTGGAAAAATTGAAGATAATGAAAATGTTTCACAAGGACTTCTGCGAGAATTAGAAGAAGAAATTGGAATTGATGTGGAAAAATGCGTTACAAAAGTTTACCCATTAGATCAATATCATGCGAGAGACAAAACATTCAGTTACTACACTTTTGTAGTCATAATAGATAAAGAATTTGTCCCTGCGATAAACGATGAAAGTGGTGGTTATGCTTGGATAAATTCAGATTATTTCCCCAGACCCTTGCATCCAGGTGCACATAGAACCCTTTTTAAGAAAAAGAAATTAAATATACTTAAATCAATCATAAATTCTCTATAAATATATGTGAAACAACTAATTAGTTGAGAAAATTATTGAAAATCATTGATTTTAAAAAACAAAAATTTCTTAAAGAATGCAGATCATATCTTAAAAACGGTTATGTATCTGATTCATTACGTGTGACTATTAATAATTCAACTCCTGGACATATAGAATTTCTAAAATCTGACATGACAGTAGATGAAAAAAACATAGTTGATATTGTTGTTAAAAAAATTAGAAGTGTATTTAAAAAAAATATTACTTCACAAAGACAAAAAATAAATATTCTAGCAATTAGTGCGCTTGAAAATTTAAGTACATTAGATAAATCATTTATCATACCAGAAGTTATAGAACGTTACAGAGATACTATAAATCCAGTAAAAGCATTATATTATGATTTACAAGAGATAATGTTTCTGTATGATGGTAAACCTAAAAAAGAACATCACAAATTCTTAATTAAAAAATTTTCTAATAGTTCAGATTTCGAAAATATAATTTTAGCAATTGATAAAGATATATCAGCCTTGCATAATTGCAAGGAGCAACTAAAATCAATCTCCACTTTTTCATCGATATCTAATAGTAGTGAATATGCTATGCGTGTTTTCGAGATGCATAATCAATTAATCCAATGGAAAAAACTATTCGAAAGATTTCCAGACTGGATCTTAGAAAATAAAACGGATGAAACAAAATCTTGGCTATCTAATACATTAAGCAATTTTTTTAATTCTGGTTAGTTTTTATGATGTCGCTCCGTAAATGGTGCCGCTGTTTGTTAATTGACTGGTACCTGTGATAGCCGCGCCGCCTGATCCACCTGGCTTCGAATTCCTGCCAATACCAGACCCGCCTGCTTGCCCCCAGAATCCTCCATGACCACCACTAACATTACCGCCTGAAGGTGCTGAACCCGTATCGGAACTACTTGGATTTCTACCACCACTGATAGCAGTAGTCCAATCATTTGCACCACCATCTTGTGATGAAAGTGTACCACCGAAGCCACCGTGTGGTCCGCCAATACCTGCAATACTAGTAGGAGAGTTAGACTTTCTAGCGCCATCTCCTGCTGATTCTCCGATGCTACCTGGAGTACTACCTGCGCCACCATAACTAGTGCCAGCTATGCCACCACCGGCTCCGCCGCCGCCACCAACACCATCTGAATCTGTATTATCAAGTGCGCCGCCGCCACCACCACCTCCGCCTGCTATGTAAGCACCAGCGTTATTTAAAATTGTTACACCATCGGCGATTACATTAATAGCTGTTCCGCCTGCACCACCTGACGAACTTTTACTACCACCGTTGCCCCCTCTGCCAATGATATAACCATTATTTGCAAGAGTCATATTTAGAACATCAATTATAAGGGCTGGCTGTGATGGATTATCTGACCAGATCCAGAAGTTAGATGGTATCTCAAGAGTACCGCCCGTATTTACAGCGGTCCCGCCGCCAAGATCACCCAAAACACTATCAGTGCCTGGTGTTCCTGTCATTGATGATGCATAGATATTTCCAGTTATATTTTGTAACCCACCAATTGATGGACCCGAAGTAGCTACTACAGAAGATTTTTCTACTTCTATATTAAAACTCAGCGAAGCGGTTTCACCAGCAGTATCAGTTGCAGTTACAGTTACATTATATGATCCTACCCCAGCAGTTCCACTAAATGTTCTACTGTTTGAATCAAGTGTTATACCACTTGGCAAACCACTTGCACTATATGTTAGTACATCGCCATGTATTAAATCTTCATCTGCGAAAGTATCAGATGGGAATTGATATGATAAACTATCAGCATCAGTTAATGCTTGATTTGTTAGCGAACCAACTACGAATGGTGCATCATTTACATTGGTTACTGTCAGATATAATGTGGCAACTGCGCTTGCTCCATAATTATCGTACCCAATAATACCAATTCCATGTGTTCCTACATGTTCATTCAGCGGAGATGCTGAAAATTCTCTCGTAGTAGAATCAAATGTCATCCAGGATGGAAGAGGAGTACCATCAATTAATGCCATCTCATAAGTAACTATAAAATCACCAATATCAGGATCTTTGAAAGTTGCATCAGAAATAATAAAACTAATAGTACTATCTTCTTCCATTGACTGATTAATCGGAACGTCGGGGGAATCTGGAACATCATTGGTATTAATAACTGTTAAATTAAATTTATTAGTTACGTTGGCAAGACTACTATCAGTCGCAACTATCTTAATTGCAAGAATTCCTACATCATCGTTTCTCGGAGTACCAGAAAATGTTCTAGTATTTGCATTAAATGATAACCAAGACGGCAAAGATTGGCCGGTTGATCTGGTAGCAGTGTATGTAATAATATCATCAGGATTTGCATCAGTAAATACATTATCTGCAAATTGAAATGTAAAGGCTGCATCTTCATATATTGATATGTCAGCAATTGGATTAGAAACAATCGGACGAATATTGCCATCTACTGGAACTTCTAATAATCCCAACCGCCATCTGTTATATTCTGATTCGTATACATAGTCATAACGTTCAGTATTTTGTTGAGTGGCATTTTCCACTCCTCTTGTATAATCATTTTTTGACATTACTCGGTCTCTAGTCTTTCAAGTTTCCATTTATTAGATGCTGCATAATAAATATAAACATATGAACGCAGGGTTATTTTAGTACCATCCGGCACGTTTTTTGGAAAATTTGCCATTACTTAACTTCCTTCCAAATTGAATATTCATTCGAAATATCTTTTATTAAATTTTCAATTTTAACGTTTAAAGATATTATTTCTTCCTTTGATGTATAAGTATTACCCATAACTGTTTCGGCTCTATTAAAATTATCAATATCACCTGGTTCAATTTTACCGTCTATTATATTTATAAATTTTACCCATTCATAATTATTTCTAAACTTATTACATTCAGACAAGGAACCATGTTTAACTTTCATGCCATTTATTACAACTCTATATGTATCAGTTTCTACTATTTCTATACCTAATTTAATTGCAGTTTCATCTGAATTTAAACGTCTGCCAATTTTAACCCAATTTTTCTTATCTTGTTCAGATAAATTTGGATCCTCTACAATTTTTTTAATTATTTTCTTGAATGTATATCCTTTACCGTAACATTCATTTTGCAAATATACGATTGCTTCTTCGCACACATAATCATAATCTCGTAACTTTGCAATTACTTTATCTACATTCATTATGTGTATCCTCCATATATAGTACCTTCATCCAGTACTGTTGAAGTTCTACCATTCCAATTAATTGCAAGGCCCGCAGCGCCGCCAACACGATATGTATTTGTGCCAATACCACCGGCACCACCAGGTGCTCCCCAGCCACCGCCACCGCCGGCCCACCAGTAGCCGCCAGTAGAGTTGCCACCTGCATTACCACCAGAACCACCTGCTCCAGCTTCGCCTCGTATAGTACCTATGCCACCCACACCGGGTATTATTCGACCGCCACCGCCACCAGCACCACTAGGATCATTACTCTTTGATCCAGTGTCAGCGCACCCGCCTCCTCCGCCGCCAGCGCCACCGCCGTAGCCCAGTCTGTCCGAGAGACCTGTGCCATTAGTGCCTGCCCGATTTAAAGATCCGCCAATACCACCATAGTATGGGCCCTGTTCATCGCCGTAGAAGCCACCTGATCCGCCACCATGACCGCCACCGGCGCCGCCACCACCTGATGTATAAGCAGAGCCGGCGCCTCCGCCGCCACCACCAGCTATAATTCCAGTGGAATAATTTTCTACTTGAACAAAGTCTGCCGTTATATTGACGGCATGACCACCAGGTTCGCCATGATGGCCAACACCGCCAGCGCCGCCTTTTCCTATAATGGTACCATAATTAAATAATATAGTATTTCCAACATCCATATTAATTGCGGCTCCGCCAGTATAATCTGACCATACCCAA